GGCCAGCAGACGACTAAACCAAGACATGTGGCTCCTTCGGTGTGGGGTTCACGATGGTCATCCAACACGGCTGACCCTTCGACAGCGCCTGCGCCAGTGCGCCTTGCACCTTCGCCAACGCCAAGCGGCTGGAGAGGATCGTATGCTCCGTGTGGGACAGGCCGACCAGAATACACCCAGACGTGTCTGCCGTGGTATTCCCGGCGTGGATACGGACGCCCGTCCAGCCCTGTCCCACATCCACCCACGGCAGCATGACGCCAAACCGCTGCGACTTGGTGATGGTCACCGCGTAACGCCCAGCGGGGATGGCCGTCTCATGCAGAATCTTGACACCCGGTGGGCGCACCGTGTCTTCCAACGTGCAACACGCATGGACCCCGTCGATAGACAGGGTGCCATGCGTCTCGTCCGGGGTTAGTGTCGTCCGCGTCAGTAGCAGTTCCATTAGCGATGCGTGATCCAGTACAACGCCGCTGCACAGACAGCAGACAGCGTCGAGAGCGAGATGGTCGTAGCGCGACTGCTACGGTCGGCCAGCACCGCAATCTCTTTCTCTGAGGCGCGTGTCCTGCCATTCAGGATGTCGAGCCGGTCGACGATGCTGGCAATCGCCGCCATCACGGCGGCGTGACGTTCATCCAACAGACGCTGATGATCATCCACGGGCTTCTAGCGCCTCAACCTTCGCCATCAACGCTTGCACACACCCATACAGCGCGGCAATCATCTGTCCGCCGTTCAGGTCAAGGCAGTCATCGATGGTTTCATGACGTACTTTTGGTCTCGTCTTTGTCACCATACGCGGCATTTGGTAGGTCAACGGCATGTCGCCGTCCATGACCACCGCACCTGATTCGTCCAGCACATCTACAGTGTCGAAGAGCAGCACTTTGTTTTCTGCTGTCTCTGTCTTAGAGACCTGCACCGGCTTGCCGTCAATAATCTGAATACTGGTCGTCGTTGTCTCCACATGGTCTAGCGTGAAGTCTTGTTCTTCGTAGTCTTCGGTGCCGTCAGGGATATCCGTGTGCAGCGTAAACGGCTTGACCGAGACGGCCTTCGCGAACACCTGCTGCACGTCTTGGGCAATCCAGCCAAGCGAATGCTTGTCCTGAATCTGCTCGTCGGTATACACACCGGGCGCAAAGCCAAAATGCTTGAGCGGCACAGACTTGACAATCTCGTAGCAGCGGTCGAGGTCGGCTGGGACGATGTCGGTCTTGATGCGTTCGTCGGACACCACCGTCCACACGCCACCGACACCGGGCTTACCAGCCGAGTCGGTGTTGACTTGCAGTTGATAGACTGGTCCTGTTAGCCCAATGCCAACGTTACCGCTCTTATCAATAACCATTCGCGTAGCAACAGCAGCCGCTCCTGTCGCTTGTTCAAACCAAATACCTCCAGCGCCAGCCGCTCCGTAGTTGGTATTAATGAGGTTGAGTTCGCTTTGACCGCCAGACCGATTGGCAGAAATGGCCAACGCAGAGTTTCCGTTGACGTTGATAATCGTCGGAAGCGCTGGCCCGTTGACGCAATTGATATTTGCCGCAACCGCTCCGGCGGATCCCGCAACATCTAACTTTGCCACTGGACTCGACGTCCCAATGCCGACGTTGCCAGCGTAGGTAATCCGCATTCGTTCAGTCAGCGCCACATCCCCAGTGGCATTGCGTGTGCTGATTGCAAGATCACCTGCCGTTTGCCCGGCGCCGTTATTCAACAACCCTTTCATCGCAGCAAACGGTGTAACCGGCTCCGCTCTCGAGCCGAACAAAATAGCGCCACCCGCACCAGAAACATTGATACCGGCATCATTGAGATACAACGATCCGCCTTTATTACCAGCGTCTGTCAATGCAGCGGTCGTTTGACCTGTTCCACTTACCTGTAATTGATACGTCGGACTCGCCGTCCCAACGCCGACGTTGCCGCCAGCCGCATTAATTGCTAAATATGAGCCGACAGAATTTTCCAGAGATTGTATCGACCCTTTATACGAGCCGTCGGTGAAATAGCCCAACTGAAGGCGATACGCAGCATTGTTGCTGCTTTCTCCGATGCTGATTTGTTTCGCTGTGAGACTCGTGGTAGGGTTCGTCGCACAGTAAAAACGTGAGGTGTCGGCCTTTACCTCAAGCACGTTTGTTGCACTTGACGTCCCAATGCCGACGTTGCCAGCGGAGCTAATCCGCAAACGCTCGGTACCGGCAGTGCTATACGCAACCGTATCCGCCGCCGGGAAGAACACCCCGGTGTCAGACGTGCCGGTCACAGACACCACGGCGGGAGCTGCCGCACTGCCCGCCGCTACCGTGGTCACGCCGGTCACGCCCAGCGTTGACGACAGCGTCGTTGCGCCCGTGACACCCAGTGTGCCAGACACCGTCTCATTGCCCGTGACCGTTAGCGCACCCGTTGCGACTGTTGAGGACAGCGTCGTTGCGCCAGTCACGCCCAGTGTGCCAGACACGGTTTCATTGCCCGTGACCGTCAATGCCCCAGTTGCGACTGTGGACGACAACGTTGTTGCGCCCGTGACTCCTAGCGTGCCAGACACCGTTTCATTGCCGGTGACAGTCAGCGCACCTGTGGCCACCGTAGACGACAGCGTGGCCGCACCAGTCACACCCAACGTGCCAGACACGGTTTCGTTGCCCGTGACAGTAAGCGCACCCGTTGCGACTGTGGACGACAGCGTGGCCGCACCAGTCACACCCAACGTGCCGCCCACCGTTTCATTGCGGCTCAGGAACAGGTCACGCGGTCGGCTTGCGCCCGATTTGCCGATGTCATAGGTCGCATCGACAAACAGCAAGTCTTGCACAATCGGGTTTGGAATCGTCGCCACCACTGCCGTGGTCGCGGCCAGCAGCAGTGTGGAGGTCGTGTTGGCAATACCTACCGTGCGGTTCAAGGCCAGCACAGAGGTCGTCAACGCCCCCGCCGTCGCCGACACGTAGTAGGTGCTGCCCGTCACCACCGCCGAGGCTGTAGTCACTACGCCTGCCAGACGAATGGTCCCCGCCGTGTTGATCGGGATCGCACTCACCGCCACACCAATGGCCTGACAGGTCGTGCTGCTGACCGCGAAGTCCGCATCAGCCAGATACCACATCCCCGCCGTCAGGGCCGGCGACTCTAGCCCCGACGACAGATAACAGACCTGTCCTGCCGTCACGGCCACGCCAACCGTGCCCTCGATGTCGAGGTTGACTGCCGCACCGGGCACCGACAGGATGTTGTCCTGCTCGCGAATGGTCGCCCCCGCTGCGGTCTTGAACACGAACTTCATGTTCGACCCGGCTGGTAGGTAGGCGACGTATCGCCCCGCTGAGTCGGCCACAATAGGGTTCGCGTTGGCGACAGTCAGCGCCGAGGTCGTGTACGTCGAGGCCAGCGTCGTCGTCCCGCCGGTATAGGTGTAAATCAGTGCGCCAGACACGGACACGCCATCGGCGTCCAATACGGTCTGGTAGGGAGTGGGAGTAAGTGTGCCTGCCATAGATATCCCTATTGTTCCTCAACGCCCGCAAGTTTACGCGCAGAGAGAATATTCGCCGTTGCGGCGGCTTGCGCGGCTTTCGCCAGTGCCGGCGCGGCGCTTCGCCCCGGGCCAATGAGCTTGCTCATGCCTTGCGTCAACAGACGCACCGCTGCCGGATTCTTCATAATCGCCGTCAGCGCCCCTGACCCCAGCAATCCCAGCACGGTAAGCCCGGGCGCAGCAATCAACCCACCTCCGGTTACGGCCAATGACCCCGCCGCCATCTGCATCGTGGCCGTGCCAGACTTGTTGTGCGCGGTGTTGAGTTCTTTGGCAAGTCGCATCAGTTGGTCAAGCGCCTGCACGTTTGCCGGCCCACCGAACAAAATGGGTTTGCTCAACGGTCCAACTTTGTTCCATTCGGACACCAGTTTATCGACGTGTTCAAATCCTCCACCGCTGGTGACAGGGTCGAGATGCGTCTCAAGCCACGCACGCCCAGCTTGCTTAGGCAAGTCTGGGTCTACGCGTTCAATGGCCTGCAAAAACGCCAGTCCCGTATCATCCTTCCGAACCAGTTTCCGATACGCGTTAGCCGGCTCAAAGGTACCCCCGCCTTTCGTAAACTGATCCAGCGTGTCTTGCAACGGCACGCGTGCCTTGATGGCGTCACGTCCCGCTTGCAACGCATCCACCGCCGGTTGCCCTGCGGCTTGTGCCGCCGCTTGCACTTGTGCTTCGATGGCACGCACTTGCAACCGCGCCGCGCCTCCGTTCTCACGCGCCAGTTTCTTCAGCCCACTCAGCGCCTGATCCACATCGGCCAGTGTCGCCGTGTCTGGCGTGAATTGCATAAACCGGTCGAGCGCACGCAGATTGGCTGCGTCCGCACCCATCGGTGGGGCCAGTTTCGATTCGCGGACCATCCGTTGGTACAGCGGTTCCAGTTGCGCTTGCGCGGCAGCAACATCCACGGGCTGTGTGCCGCCCACCGCGCGGAACGTGGCGTACTGCGTGTCTGCGGTGTCTGTCAGGGCGTCGATGGCCTTCTGCGTCGTCGCTACAACCGACGTGCCGACATCGGCAGGGTCGTATCGAGTCGGTGATACGGCATCCGACAACCGCGTGGTTTCCGCTGTGAGTGCGGCTTCGCGTTTGGGTTTGGCAAAGTACTCAGCCATCGCGCCCACAGGCGTGAATTCGTTGGCTTGCTGCACCGCTCTGACCATAGGGCTTCCGCTGGCCGTGGCAAGGTCAACTGGGATGCCTGCGTCCATGCCGGCGCGAACTGCCGCCGCTTGCACAGGGTTCTTGTTCCGCATCAATGCGGGCACGCGTACACGCATGTTCGGTAGTTCGCTGATTTTCCCGCTTGCCATCTGCGCCGCAAGTGCCGTGGCATCACCCAGCATGGCGCTCCACTTACCCTGCTCCGCTTCGTCGCCCATGTGCGACACCAACGGACCAATGACTGGGACCACCGACTCCACATACTTTGCCAGTGCGCCGGGGTAATCGCCACGCTGCATCCGGGCGTCGGCGTCCGCTCGCACCGTGTTCAGCCCGCGCAACATGGTGATGGGGTTTAGCGGGTTATCCATACCGGACCCCCCAAGCAGTTTGGGGAACGGCAACAGTTGCCCAATCTGCACAGGGTTGACACCGGACCACAGATGCTTCACATACGTGCCAAACGTATTGGCGTCGTCTGGCTGTACCGGCGGCGACGGTGGCGCTGGCGCTGGCGTGCCCTGTCGCACCTTGTCAGCCATGGCTGCGTAATCAATAGGCGTCACGCCGCCACTGGCATTTGGCGCAGGCGCAGCGCCTTGCCGCACCTTGGCCGCGATGGCGGCGTAATCAATGGGTTGCGCCATCGCTAGTTCATCCCAATCTGTCGTTTAAACTCGTCCGCAAGCGCCTGCGTTGCAAACTCATGCTTGGTGTTGTCGGGCGCAGTGACGACCACCATGCCCGTCGGGTTTGTCGGCGTGCCTGTTGGCGAGAACGTATCCACAGCGGCTGCGTCTTGTCCGATTCTGGTCAATGTGGCGCGTGATGTTGGCGACAAAATCGAGAAGTTGCGTGGCTTGCCCATGCCAGCCGTCCATGAATCCTCAATGGCCCCCAGCCGTCCGCGCAACAGATTGACTGCCGTGTTCACAAACCCTTGCAGTTGCTCGGGAGACTCGGAACTGTTGATACCAGACAGCCATTTTTCAATTTCAGGGTCGGTGGCAGACCCACCCTTGTACAACGACGCCAACTCCGCAGCTACCGCGTTGGCGGCGGTTCGGAAGTTGAGCGTGTCCGCGTGCCCAAGTTTTGTAGACGCCCAATTTGCAATGGAGTTGTACGTATCGGACCATGTGTTGTTGAGTTTGCCAATGGCATCTTGCAGTTCGCCAATGTGGGCCACTGCCGTATTCAACGTGCCGATGTTTTTTGATTTATCTCCGCTGGTGAAATTCTGACGCAATGCTGACCGCGATTTGTATTGCGATTGGTCCCATGACGGGTCATACAAACTGACAATCCCAGCCACGCGTTCCCGCTCTCCGTTCCGCGTGGGAATGCTGGTGATGTCCGCTTCGTAATTTGCAATCTTCTTGAGCAACGCCTGCGTGGACGCGGGAAGCCCCTTCAGCGCATCGTCCCCGACGCGCCCGTCGTCAATCGCGGCTCCGATAGACCCCGGCATACTCGACACGCGTGGCGCAGGCGCTTGCGTGTCTGTGGGCATCCGAGTGCCCTTCGGGATGGACATGACCCGCCCGTTGCGGGTGACGTATTCAAAGTCGGGCACCCCTGTCAGCGTGCCGGTCACAGGGCTTCCATCAACGTGCTGGAACGCGTTGCCACCGTTCGGCGTGGTCACGCGGACAACGGACACAGGTTTCCCGTTTTCCAACATCGAGACGGGGTTGCCTTCCATTTTCACAGGAGGCGTCCCCGGATTCTTGCGCGTATCGCCAAATTGGCTCTGCATCACTGCGCCCGGCACAACGGCCTTGTCATACTTTGCGCCGGCCAACTGCCCAAGCGCCGCCCGCACACGTTGCACATCACCCGTGTTGTGGATGTCCATAAACGCGTTGAGCGCGTCATCGTTGTACAACCCCCGCAACGCCGCCACAGCGGCTGGAGCGTGTTGCATCAGTTGGTCGTCAGGCATCCCCAGCAAGAGTCCCGCTTGCGCTTGCGCTCGCAGTTGCGCTTCGGCTTGTGTCCGCTGGCGGAACTCGTTCTGCTTTTGCATCTCTTCGACAAACGGGGCACCTTCGACACCCACGCCAGCAGCGGCGTTCGCTCGTCGGAATTTGTCTACGTCAAACAACGACGCCCCGTTGACTTTGACGATATAGGGATGTGCGTCTTGGTCGGCAGTAGACGGGGGACGGTTTGTCCCATCCACGTCTGCGGCTTGCGGCGATGACGACCCACCGCCCATGGCGTCGTTGTATATCTGGCGTGCCGTGTCTCCACGGCTTTGTTCCGCAAGCGTTCGTGCGCGTTGGCCGGCAGCAAAAATGTTTTGCTCGCCTTGCGCCTTGCGGGCGTCAGCTTCTGCGGCACGAATGGGCGCGTTGCGCTTCTCGGTGGTGTAGTCGGTCAATGCCTTGGCGGCAATCTGGCCAATGTTCTGCACGGCCCCGCCGTACGCTTGTCCGCGCACTTCTGCGGCTCGCGCTTGGGCATTCGCGACATCGACCAGCGCCTTGGCCTTGGCGTCTTCGCCACGGCTCAAGAGTTCCGCAATGGTGCTGACGTACGGGTTCCGATACGCCTGAAAGTTAAACGCCATTAGATGCCCGCCACTCTGAACAAGTCGCTCATGCGGTCACGCTCGTAGTTGCGCTGGTTGTTGATGCCCGACTGATACTCCGCCATCGCATCATTGTAGGCTTGCTGTGAGCGATTGTATGCGTCCTGTTGCCGCTGCTGATACAGGTTGCTGTTCGTGGCAAACGCGCCAGACCGTCGCGACTCGGTCTCTTGGTTGTAGGCGTTTTTGGCCAGCGCATTGGTCGTGTATTGCTGATAAGCGTTGTTCGCGTTGGTGTTATACGCACCAGCCCGATTGGCTTCATTCGTGTTGTACGCCGTCAACGCATTGCCGTAGTTGGTCTGATACGCGCCAGCCCGGTTAGCTTCGTTGGTGTTGTAAGCACCTAGCGCATTGCCGTAGTTCGTGTTGTACGCAGACGCCCGGTTGGCTTCATTGGTGTTGTACGTGTTCAAGTTGCGGCCATACACGTTGCCGTATTCTTGAGACGCCGCTTGTTGCCCGTAGTCGAGCAGTCCTTTAAGCGTGCCACCGGTATTCGTGACCCCACGCGCTGCACCAGACCGTTCCAACGCCTTCTGGCCTTGGCTCAGACGAAACTGATACCCGGGGTCTTGCGCCATGTCCGACGCTGTCGGGGCCGCAAACGGAGTGGCGGCTTGATACTCGTCTCTGGCAAACGGCGTTGCCGCTTGATACTCGTCTCTAGAGAACGGAGTCGCTTGCTGATAGGGGTCCGGCGCACGGTACTCCGGGGCTTGATAGGCCTCGCCGGGCGTATACATGCCGGGGTCTTCAACCGGTCGATATCCACCACCTTGGTCAGGTCCAACGAACCCTCGGCCACCAGACGGATCGTAGGGCGGCCTCCGTACTTGACGAGTGTCGTCGATCGGTCCTTCGCTCTGGCCTTGGCCTTGGTCAGGTCCAACGAACCCTCGACCACCAGACGGGTCATACGGCTGCTGATCAGGCATTTGACGACGACGACCACCTTGGTCGGGTCCAACGAACCCCCGACCACCAGACGGATCATAGGGCGGCTTCTGTACTTGACGACGACCCATCATGTCTCCCATTTGACCGGGACGTGGCGGTGGTGCGCCGGGTCGCTGGCTCTGCAAACCTTCCGGGCCAAGGCCAAACGACGCCAGACGTGCCGACCGTTGGGCTGGGGTTTCTGCCGTAGACGCCGCTGTCGGCGTTGACGCTGTTGGTGTAGGATTTGACCCGCCACCGATGTTCGTATCCCAATCATGCGCGGGGTTAGAACTGCTGGTGCCGCGAATGACATCGGCAAGAAACGTCCCGCCAGACTCATTGCCCAGATACAGCTTGTTCTTCTTAGACCCGCCGACCGTCACGCCTTCGGCAAAACCACCCGGCCCACTGTTGTCTTTCACGAACTGGGCAAGGCCAGCGGCGTTTGGCTCGTATCGACCCGCCGCGCCAAGCCATGCGGCTTTCAGCTTCTCAAGGTTGTAACCATTACCGGGCGTCGTCTTCTTGTCGTCAGTTTTTGGTTGAAGCGACTTGTATTCAGGACTCGCAAGAATGCCTGCTTTGACGGCATCGGCACTGTTTGACCGTGCGGCTTCATCAATCTCAGCTTCTGATGCATCTCGCTTCAGGAACTGTTTGTACAAGTCGGCAATGTCTGACCGAAGCTTTGACGTTGACGTGTTGGACTCTTGGTTTTGGTTTTGGCTAGCATCGTCCGTGTAATACGGATTGCCATCTTGATCGTATTCAATGCCCATTACACCTACCTCGGTTTTCCGGTTACAGGGTCAATAAGCGCAAGGCTGTCATCCACAGGGTCAGCGCCGTATTCCATCTCTTTCGGGATGATCAACCCGGCTTGACGCAACGCCTCAGGGGCCACAAACGTATCCAGCGACTCTTGCGGCTGACCGTAGCCCAGCAGGTCGCGCAGGTAGTTCATCTGGTTGGTCTTTTGCCCAAGCACCTTGCTGTTGGTCTGCCCCAGCGAGTTGAACTCGGCCCGCTGGTTAAACGCATTGTCGCCTGCCATGTTGTAGGCGTTCTGGCTCCCGGCCACATCCGCGCCGTACTGCGCCTTCGCCGCCGCATTCGCTCGCACTTGGTCAAGGAACGACTGGTGCTGCGTAAAGCCAAGCGACCGCTTGGCGGCGGCGTCCTGCATGTCTGCCGCTTTCTTGACCGCATCCGATTGGAGACGCGCTGAATATTTCGCCGCGTCGGCTTGCTTCTTAGCCGAGTAGATAGACCCGATGCCTTGCAACCCAGCACCAATGCCAAACGTCACGTCAGGACCGATTCCACCGCCACCGGTTTGATGCAGCGGCTCCATCACACCAAAGAAATTACGCATTAGGACGCTCCAAACTGCACGGCAAAATGGTCACACGCCAGATGCGTGGCCTGTGCGCCAACGTGTTCACACAATCGGCGCGACTCCTCGTTGGTTGCCATCATCCACACCTCATTCGCACCCAGCACCTGCGTCGTGTGTCGCATCGCGTCACGGAGTGCCCTCGCTACAGAGGCTCGACCACGGTCTGCCTCGCGAATCCACGCACCATCCATGTGCCAGACCCGCAAGAACGACGTGCAACCCACAATGACGCCGTTAGACTCCACCACCACCACCACATCATCCGTCGGATGCAGCGACGGCCAGACCGACTCCAGCAACGTCCCTGCCAGCTTCGGCCATTCGTCAGGCGGCAATCGGCGTGTCGTCAAATCAGTTGCTCGCACACCACGTCCAATCGATACTGCATCGTCGTCGCCCCGACACTGGCATACGTCGTCGCATAGGTGATGGTCGTCGCATCATCCACGCTGATAATGGCCGACAGCGAGGTCGTCGTCGCCAACGTGTTGCCCGTCATCGCTGCGCTACTCAGCGTACACGTGACACCCGATGTCCAGCCAAACGTCACGATCAGCGACGAACTGGTCGTCGCCACGCGCGTCACTTGCGTCGTCATCGACACGCGATAGACGCCCGGCAGCACCGACAGGATGGGCAGTGCCGTCGTCGTGATCGACGCCGCTTGCGTGGTCAGGCTGACTGACGACACGGTCTGTGGTCCGGCGTTGATGCGGTCAATCAGCGACAGCAGCCAGTAGCGCATCGCTTGCGTCACACGCCCAGTGATGCTGGTGTTGAGGACAGGCGTTTCCACAATAACCGCTGGGACCGGTGCAAGGGACAGCATCAGGCTTGCCCTTGGAAGTTACGGCCATCAACGAGTGCGCCCACAATGCGCCACGGAATCGGGTCCGTCACCACAATCTCCGGCACCCACATCTGCGTCGAACTCGCCAACCGTGTCCAGTAGACGTTGGTGCTGTACGCGCCCAACACGCCTGCCGTCACGGATTGGCTGCTGCTCCACGTCTTCAAATTGGTGCTGGTCCGCAAGAGCACTTGTGGGTCAGACCCTTGTCCCGACACCGTGCCAAGACCGGGTTCCATCAAGAGTTGGAACCGCGACACAAACATGCGGCGCGACTGCGGGTCCACCCACAGCGGCGGCGGGATACGCAACCGTCGAATCAGGTCGCCGTTGCACTCAGTGGTGAACGACGTATCCATCTCGCACAACATGCCGCTTTCGCGGTTGCCAACCAGATGCTTGCCGAAGGCGTAGACATGGTTGCGCGGCCCCCAGAAGCCATAACTGCCCGTCGCCGTATCCCACACGCCCCGCTCATGCCAGAGCCGCGTGGTGAGGTCGTAGACCCATGTGGCGTTGGCCGCAGGAAACGTCAGGCAGTAGAACGTGTGCCCTTGGTCGCTGTACGTCACCGCTTCGGCGTCCGTAATGCCGACCGTCCGCGCATAGCCCGCAATGGCCGTCTCGACGGCGTACGTGCTAACACGTTCCGGCACCAACCCATTGGCCGCAATGACTTGCCCTGCACCGTTCGAGTTCTGCGACAGCCACATCATGCTGCTGCCCACCAGCTTGACGCTCGCTGGCGCACAGGTGCCATAGCCAAAGACACTGCCCGGCACCGGCTGGAACGGAAACGGCGACGTGCCCGCGTCATACCAGACTTCGCCGGTCTGTTCGCCAATCAGCCAAATCTGCCGATTGCTATCGACCGTCATGCTCACCCACGGGTCTGGCGCAATGCTCCGCTGGGCATACTGCGTCAAATCCCACGTCGCCCCGTCGTTCAGTTCGCTGATATAGAACGTCGAGGTGGCCGCATCAAAGGCCAAGAAGTAGCCGTCAATCATGCCCACGCTGTCGGTGATGCCAGCAAGGTTCGACACCGCTGCCAACGTGTTCGTCGCAATCGTCAGCAGATACCCGTTGCCGCCCGACGCGATGAGCAGTTCTCCGCCTGCCGCGCCGTTGCTCGCAATGCTCGCCATCTCAGGGGCATTCGTGACCGTGCCGCCCGTGACAATGGCCGCGCTATTCGTGGCAAAGACTTGGTACACACTGGCCCCCATCACGGCGTAGCACCGTCCCGCCATCGCAAACAAGGCGCGGCAGTTGATGTCACTGACCGTGACGTAGTCCTCTTGACCCGGACACGGATACAGGGCAGCGGCATACGGAGACGCCGCCGCCTGAATCGGTTCGGGATACCAGTTCATCGTCCGTTCAAGGTCCGCCCACGGACTCTGCGACTCGTTCGACCCGTAGACAAAGCCCGGATACTGGCCCATGTTAAGTGTCCGAATAGATGTTGTAGTGCGGACCCGCGCCCCCAAACAACAGCCCAGCCACGCCGCTCGACAAGTCGCTCAAGCGTTGGTTGGCGCGTTTGATGTCGGCCTTGCTCTCCATCGCCGCTTGCTGCAAGTCCGGCGTCAACGGCGCGTCAAACGCCGCCGCAATCTCCTTCGCCAGCCCCGTCCGCAGGAAGCGACGATAGCCCGGAGGCAGACTGATGGTATCCGTGATGGCCGTAAACTCTGACACGGGCACTGGCGTATAAATGACCCCCTGCAACGTGGCACTGGTCGGCAACGGCCACAGGTAGATCAACCCCAGTCCTGCATTGAACAACGGGTTGTAATACGCCGCTTGCGGATAGACCGAGGTCAAGCCCTTTTGAGCAATTCCGGCCCATGCGTCTTCGGTCAGCGCGGTGCCGAGGTTGTACTCAATGGTCGGACTGACGCTGGTGTCCTGAAACCCAATGTTGGTGATGCCCATCGGGCCGGTTGGACGCGCACAATTGATGGTGCCGCCCGCGCCAATCGTGTAGTTGGTCGCCCCGGTAATCGTCCATAGCGTCCGCGCCTGTCCGTAGATGGTCAACCCTTCGGTCGCCATGCTATTGATCCAGTCGTTAAGACGCGCCAGCGCATACGCCGCATCATTCGCGGACGCCGTCTCTCCCATTTGCAGAATCCGCAAATCCTGCATCGCCGCCGTAATCAGTTCGCTGACGGTCATCAGCCGTTACACCTGATACAGCGCGTTCATCAACGTGGCGGTCGTCGTCGTGCTGTTCACGCGGATGCACTTCAACGGCAGAATGGTGCCAGCCGCCACCGTAAACTGTGCATTCGACCCGTCTTCAAACACCGCCACCACGATACCGGCCCCGCCCACAAAGATGGCGTCCGCAGGAATGGCTTTGGTCGCCGCGCTGGCCGAATACGTGCTGCCGTCAAAGTTGACGGTGTCGCTCTTGGTAATGAGGACCGCGTCGTTGTAGGTATTGCTCAGTTGCGCCATTTAGACGACCTTTCGCGGACGACCGGCCTTACGCTTCACCGGCACCGCTGGCACCTGTTCATGCGTGGCGTCGTCTGCCTGTTTGGCTTCCGCACGGGCCAGTTCGCCCATGCCCTGATCGGCATAGTGCCGCTGTGCCGTCACTTCGGCAATGCCGCGCATATCGTGTTCGTACTTCGCCATCGCCAGATTCGGGTCCAGCGACCACCCATCTCGCACGGCGTTGTCGCGTTCGTACTCGTTCTGCACAATCAACTGGCACGACCGTGAAAATGCTTCACCCACCGCATCGCCGACAGCGGCAAGCGGGTCGCCACACATAACCTTGCCGTTCTCACGGGCAAACGCCTTGTAGAGCATGGTTGGGAACGCTTCAAAGCCGTTGGCGTTCTTGCCGCCATGACGCTTCTGGGTGTTCCACTGCTGCATTTCGCGGGAGTACTCGCTGTCCGGGTTGTGAATAATTGCCATCTGCCCATGCCTTCGGAAAGTGAGGCAGAGACGCGATTAACTGCGCCCCTGCCTCTGAAAAGAAATTACGCGACGGTGCCGGTGATGTTGGTCACAGTGCCCGCAATTGGGACCGCCGTGAACGAAGTCCACAGCCCGTTACAGGCCATCGCCTGCATGGCAATGGGCGCAGTCGCGTTGACCGTGACAACGTCGTAAGACGTGCCCGCGCCGGACAGCCCGCCCGTGAACGTCAGCACATGCGCCGCCGCGCCGTTGCCAACAATCGTCAGGAGACAGCCGTCCATGTCCTTGGTCGGCACCGGGATGGTCAGCGTAATGACCGAGGTGCCGTTGAGGATGACGCGCACATCGGTGCCCGCCAGCGGCAGCGCCAGCGTCGAGGTCGCCGTGATGCTTTGAATGACCACCGCCCGCGACGCGGGATAAGTCACGGCAGTCTGCGGGGCCGGAACGGCGAAGTCGCTCGCCAGCCCGTGCGTGACGTTCGCCGTCACCTTGTGCGCCAGAGTCGCGCTGCCGTCAATGCCACGCTGCACCGGCACGGTCAGACCAGACACGTAGCTCTGACCGACCTTCATCATTTCCTGATCCACCAAGACCAGACGGCCAGCGGAGACCGATGTGGCCGACGCGACCACAATCGAGACATCCGTCACCGCTACCGCACTCGTCAGTGTCGTCGTTGCAAACGCCATAACTTAACCCCACACCCGCGCTGCAAGGCGCGCCTGAATCGTTGCCGCACCAATGAGAATGTCGAGACGGCTCGGGTTCTGGTCCGTGCCAATCTGATACTGCTCGACCATGCGGATCGAGAAGCCGAGGGCCTTGCTCCGCACCGTGGTCGATTCTGCGCCCGCACCGGGCTTCATCAGGTCGGCCATGACGAACGCAAAGGCGTCCGGGTGATACACAAACGACTGCGGCGAGGTCGTGGTCGCGAGCGTCCCAGACGACGCCGAGGTTGCGCCCAGCACGGTGATGACCGCGTTGTCGACAGGCGAGGCATCCACCGTCTGCAGTTGACCCGAGGTCACAATCGACGGGCTGATCGGCAGGGTCGCCATCGCACCCGACGAATCCGACGTATCCGCCGTGACGACGAACTGCTGGAGACGACCGGTCGACGAGTAGGACAGCGGGTTGACCGAGTTCACGCCCGCAATGGTGAAGATGTCGCCCTTCTTGAGGGACGACGCACCCGACGCCCAGCCATCCGTCGCAATGGTGCTACCGGTCTGGTTCGCGCCGTTGACCAGCGGAGTCGAAGCGGTGAACGTGCCGGTCGTGTGCGTCGGACGCACCGGGTCTTGCAGCCACTTATCGACGCCAAGCTGCCGACGCCCAAACATCCCCTCTTCGTAGTTCTCAGAGATGATGGCCGTGGGGTTGAACAGGCTGCTGGTGGTGTTCGCGAGCGTGGACATGGCGAGCGGGTCCAGCACCGCCACACGGCCCTTCAGCGGGGTCGAAAGGTCGGTCAGCTTGACGCCCGCCTGAAGGTAGGTCAGGGTCGTGCTTGGCGTGGTGCCGGGGGTGCCGACGGCACTGTAGATGTCGCGGTAGACCGCTTGAAACGCCAGCACTTCAGCCGCGTTGGCAAGGGCTTCGGACCCCGGCTCAACGTAACGGGTGCGGATGTTGTCAAGTTCGGTCGTCGCCTGCTGGCTGCTGTAGCCAAACGCGACGTTCTTCTGGTTGGTCAGCGAAATCGGGACCGTCTGGTCATACAGGTTCTGGAGTTGCAGAGCCTGACCATCAGTCACCGTGAACCGCTGGGGCAGACGCGCATTCACGGTATTGCCGACCTTCGCGCCAGCAATTTCGTATTGAGAATCATTGTGTTCTTCGATTGGTGTCGCAACAACCAACCCGCCTAGCATAAGCCAGACAACTGCAACTTTCATTGCAGACGAGACTATATCTTCACCCGACAAGACGAATCACCGGGGTGCTGCGCTTGGAGCCGCTTGGCTCTACTCCCACAAGGGGATAGTCGTTAGACCTTACTTGATGTGGACACACGCCGTCGTTCATCCGCTTCCCGTGATTGCAGTTCATGCAAAGCACTTGATACCCCACAGGAAAGGACTTCCTCAGCAGCCATGCATATGTCCGGTGACCAGCAGCAAAACGTGACCCAAAAGTCTCGCGTCTCATTGCAGCCCCGTCGTTCGACACATGATCGAGCGTCAAAAATTTCCGCTCAGTCTCACCACAGCACGCACAGCGATAGCCGCCATACGCACCGAACACCGCATCCCTGACACGTTGGCGTTTCTGTTTACCCGCTTCATTGTATCGGTCCATGACCGCTCGGGTAAGATTCGCCTTGCGCCAAGCCGTTGCACGCGCACATGCACAACCCTTGCATTCTGGGTTGGCAAATGGATCGCACGGTTTGCCGTTATTCACGCGACGGATTGGGAACTCTGAGAGTCCCTTCTCGACGCCGCATTTGGTGCATGTTTTCATCATCAAGTCTTGGCTCGGTATTGCCATGGAACGTTACGTTCGTTAGGGTTCCACCGAGTTCACAGCATATTACGCGCCCATGAAGTTTAGGTGCGGTTGACGTTCGCGAGGAACACCAGCTTGTTGATGAAGCCTCGGGCGACTTCCTTGGTCGTCCACGAGGGGGTTGCGAGCGTATTAGCCATGAATGGTAATCCTGTGCTACAGACGACCCGCTTGACGGTCTACGGCGTTCATGCGACGGAAATGCTCATCCATCGATAGGTCGTCGTTGATTTCAAACGGGTCAGATACGGGGGGCGAAGTACCCAACGGCTTAATGGGCGCTTTCGCGGAACTGACGACTCGGGCTGAGCCGCGAGGAGAAGAAGCAGCTTCGAGTCGGCCTTCGAGTTTCCCCATTTCCCGGTAGGTATCTGCCGGGTGCAGCGTGGAGAGTCGCTGAGATTCATCAGGATGTGCCGACAGCCATTGCAGCAACTCAATCCCCAGCGGCGAGTCCTTGACCAGATGTTGCATGGGCAAGCTCATCGGCGTGTCAGGGTTGAGTTCGGCATCCAGATTCGGATTCTTGTCACGCGCCGCCGTCAACCGGTCCGTCCATGCGGTATCGAGACTGGCCTGATACCGCTGGACGCGGGACTGCTCGTCGCGTTCTTGTCGCTGCGCTTGGCGTTCCTCGTCGCGGACATCCGAGACAAAGGTCGCCATCGCCATCGAGTAGTCTTCGTAGGCGTCAAACTGGTCAACGGTCGGCACACCGGGCATGGCCTTAAACCGTGCCCATTCGCTGCCGGCGGGGGCCGACGCAGGTTCCGGCTCAGGCTGACGCGACAGTTCGGCAATGCGGGCTTCGGCGGCTTCCGCACGGCGTTCTGCGGCCCGTTGCTTACCGACAGCAGACGACACCGCTTCCGTGGCGCTTTCGCGACGGTTCTGGCGTTTCTCAACAGGGGCTACCGGTTCGGCAGGCGCAGTCTCAGCAACGGGCGCGTCGTCTGTGTCAAAGGCCGCACTAATCTGCTCGGCAGTCTCATGATTGCTGTCGATGGTGATATCGCCGTCCGTGACCTGTCCTGCGTCTGTCGTCATATGCCTCTAGATAGGGTAACTGCCCAATAATCGGAACGTGCGTGTATTGTATGTCAAATATTTGACTATTTCTTGTTTCGTGCCTGAATAGCCGCCGATTTCGCCCGTGCGTCTTCCTTGCTCGACGCGCCCCATGCCTTAAGCGACAGCGCCAACCGCGTCGGGTCACCGTCCGGCTCGGTCATGGGTCCCAGCATGTTGCCCATCCGGGCTAGAAAGCTGGCGCGGCGTGGATTATCGCCAGACTTCACCGGTGGACGCAGGGTGCCGCCGGTTTCCGCCTTGTACGAGGCGCGGCCCTTGGCGTTCAAGCCGCCCTTGGGGTTCTTGCCTTCTTTGCGCGTCCACGCGGCACTCATGGCGTCTCGCTTTCTGGAACGGTGCCCTTTTTGGGCACAGGGTTCGGCCCCAGCCATGCTCGCGCACAGCAATTGCACACGGACAACGCGCCGTCTCGCTCGGTGTCCGCAGAATCGCAAAACGGGCACACAAACGTGCTGCGGTTAATCATGTGTATCTTTACGCTAATAGAAGGCGTGTCAGACGTGCCCGGACGTACAATAAAAACCAAACTCCGACACAACCAAAGGATTGCTTCATGCCCTGTTACGACGTAACTGTTCGCCTGTTTGTCACCGCGACTTATTGCATAGACGCCGATACGCCAAAAGAAGCGCGAGCCGCTATAGCAAACCGGAAAGTTGACGGGTTGACATTGCGTTCCGATAGCGGGACGCGGCCATCTTTATCGTTTGTGACGCGCAAACGCATCATTGGCGTTGTCAAAAACTAAGACGTTCCGTCATCGTCTTGCATCGCGTCTAACACGGAATTCGCGGCAACGGGCGCTACGACGGCACCCATTGCTTTGAGATACTTCATGTTGGAGTCAATCCACTGTGGTGTTGCTATTTGGATGGGATTGCTCAACATAAATGACCGCAAGTCTTTGGTCGGGTCTTTCCTTTCGGCGCGTCTGCCCTTAATAAAATCTGGGAACAACGTCTGAAGCGGTACGTCTTTCGCGAACTTACCTGTGTACCGGCCCGGTATCTGCGTGTTATACGTGCCGTGTGGCGTCACAGGCTCTGTAATCACTCCGGCTCGGCCAATGACTTCGCCTACAGATTGCCCACCGGAATATGCGGTGGTGTCGAGCAGCGACGGTTCTGTGATAGCAGCGCGTGTAGTTGTCAAGTCGGGGAATCCGTAACCTCCTGCGGCTTGCGTTTTCATAGATTCGACAAACGCGTGACGTAGTTCGCCTGATTTGCTCAGTTGTTTCTTTGCATTCGGGCTGTTAATGCCTACCCATTCTGGGCGCATTTTTCGGATTGTTTCGTCTAGGAACCGACGCCCATCTCTTGAGATGCCGGTTTGCTTGATTTGTTCAAGCAACGCGTCTGACATCATGGCTGAGAAGTCTGTTGCGCCATGCGCCATCGGCATGTAGACCATGTATACACGCCCGTCGCCAAGGTCGCCGGCTTCGATTGCCTTATTAACAATCTTCTTCGTGGCCCCGAAGTCAGACGCCCAGACTGCGCCTTCGCCTGTATGCGTCCGCATGAAATCTGGACCGCCTTGCAAGGCGACTGGGGTTTCAAATTTGATGTCACCAATCTGCGTGAGTTGACGACCGGCGGCAGTCCTATCTCCCGACGCTGGGATAATTGCTGCGCCTTCAAGGTCGGACAAGTTGATATTGGTCGCAGGAGGCAAAAGTTTGCCTACCGCTTCCTGCGTGAATGACATCTCTGAAATTGGGCGCGACAACTTTTTGCCTAACCCAATTTTATGCCATAGTCCAGCCGCTTCGGCTTCAGCGCGACTCATTCGCACCGCTTTTGCCATTTTGCCAGCGCCCAATACTAGTGGCAGTGCCGCGCCCACGGCTTGTAATCCGTGCTCAGGACCGACAAACAAATCTGCAAGCGTGCCCAATGTTTGCGCGACCGTGCCGCCGCCGCGTTTGGCCGTTTCGCTCTGGAACGTCGCTTGGTCTTCCGGCGCACGCATCGGATCGACCACGCTGGCCTCCGCCGGGGTTGGCACGCCTCGCAGCAAATCGTACAACACGCCGACAGTGGCCGGCACGGCTGCGCCCGCCGCGCTGATCAACCGCAACGGCGATGTGTACGGGACGCCTTTTGGATACCCCGATGTCGGTGGCCGATCAAGCGCCCCAAACACACTGGACACCGCGTTCACAGCCGGCGCAAATACCGTGTTTTCGACGGCTTGCTTCAAGTTGACCGGTGCTTGCCGGCCAAGGAACTGCTCAAGGGTTGACGTGTACGGGTTACCATCCGGCACGCCCAACCGCGCCCGGTCAGCGACCGGGTCATTCTGCGACTGGAAATTGGCCGGCAGCAATGTCTGGACGTGCGCCAGTTCATCGGCTTGCAACGCGTCGGGCTGCTCGGCGTGGAGCGCCAGCAGTAGTTTGTCGTACTCTGGGTCGTCCGTGTACACGGGCCGGCGGCTGGAGATGTTGATGGCAATACCGCGTGGATCAGCCATTACACAATCCCAGTCGTTTGTTGCGCGTCTGCGGCCCTGTCCTCAGGACTGCCTTCCATGTCCTTGCCGCCGTTTTGTGCCGCCAATGCCGCATCTTGCTGCCGGTCTTGCGCGGACTGCTCTTGCATCTGCATGGCTTGCTGCTGACCCATCTGCTGGTCTTGGATGTGGTCTTGCGCGGACTGTTCCTGCGCGTGACCCGCTTGCATCGCCGCCATTTGCTGTTGATGCTGTTGCTGTGCGCCCATGCCCACGCGGTTGATCTCCGCTTGGTAAATGGCGCTAGATTGGTCAGCCCGAATTTTCATTTCGGCAATGGCCAGTTGCGTCTCGTTCCGCATCCGCTCGATTTCCAGCTTGGCTTGCTGGTCGCTCTGCGCCGTCTGCGCCTGCATCTGGAGTTTCTGTCCGTCCATCTCCAGCAACTTGGTCTTTTCGTCCAGCGCCTTGGTCAACTGCTCGACCATCTGTCCGGCTTGCTGCAACTGTTGCTGCAATTGCTGCGGATCCGGTCCCTCGTCCTTCGCTTGCAGCGGCGGCGGCAGCATCTTCTTCACACGCTCGGCGGCTTCCAGATGACCGGGGAAGTCACGGAACTTCAGGTAGATGTCGCCCAGAATCGGGAACAGGCTCGGGTTCGCTTGGAACAGATTGCCCATCTCGTCCGCGCCTTCTTCGTTGCGGCTCTTGTACGACTTGCCAATACTGACCACCACGCCGTAGCGGCCCTTTTTCAGGTCGTAATGCAGCACCTTGCCTTGCGGACGCTGCGGAGGCGCAGGGGGCATTCCGGGCATCCCCATAGGCGGGCCTTGCGGCGGCATCCCCATGCCCATTTGCGGGGCTGCTGGGGGCTGCGGCGTGGGCATCGCGGCCATTGGGCGCTTGGTCTGCGGATTCATCGTGAACGGTTGGTTCAGCATGACCGTCTTGGCGTTGTCCTCGCGGTCGAGGATGCGGGCCACGCGACCGGGTCGGTCATAGATGAACGGAATCAAGTCAAGCACCACCTTGGCTTCGTACGTCAGGCTAATTTCCGCAAGGTTGTCAAGGAAATGACTGGACCCGGCGGTGTGCTGGTTCTGGAGCGCCAGCACGGCGCGGCCACTCTTGGCATTGGTCGCTTGCTGCCCCAGCGCGGACTCATACGCGCCCGTGCCCTCATGGATAAACTCTCGCGCTTGCTGCAACAGCAACATGCTCGGACCCAGCCGCGACGTATCGACTTGGGTGCGTTGCGGCGGGGGCGCAGGGGTGCCGTTCAGACTGACGTTGCGGTAGCGCAGATACGGGAAGTTGCGGACGTTCGCCAGTTGCCATTCTTGCTCGTGGCCTTCTTCTTGGCCTTCGACCATCGTGTACGGTGCCTTCGTTTCAAGGCTTGCCATTTCCACGGCACTGGACGCGCTGTAGTTCAGCAGCCGCACGGCGTCCTTGTTTGGCTCAATCATGCCGACCCAGCGCCGTTCGGCTTCAAACGGAATCAGTTCGCGACCCACCACCGGAATAATCGGGATGTAGCGCCCGTCCATCGCTTGCTTGGGTTCCAACTCCTCGACGGCGTTGATGGTGGACCAGTACAGAATGGGCTTCTTTTCCACCTTGACGCGGGCATCTGCGCCGGTTCTGGCGGTGCGTCCCTCGGGAATCGCGTCCTCCATCGATTCCGACCCGTCATCGAGCAGCACCTTGCGGCTCGTCTCGTATTCCAGCCGGTAATACTCGGCCACACGTACCGCACGGGCTGCGCCTTCGCTGCCTGACACCCAATGCTGCGTGGTCGTGCCGATAGTGGACAGTTCCTCCTCGGAATAGCTTGCCATCTGGCTGTGGGGATACCTCCGCTTGTAGGTGTCCCACGGCATATCGTTGGTCAGGAACGCCCACTGCCCGTCCGAGTAGTCCGGTTCTTGCGAGAACGGGTCCAGCACCACGCTGCCTTGCTGGAGAATGCGCTTGATGATGATGCGCTGGTCAAAAGCGTCGTCGCTGTCCGGGTCCGGCTCGGTAATGACGCGGTAATAGCCACGGCCCGCCTTGACGGCGCGTTCAAACGCCCAACTCCGCGCCAGCCCCGCACGGCTTTCCACCTCAATGCGCCGATACAGCCCCTGAATGACTTCAGCGGTGTCGTCGCTGGCTTCGTCCGACAACGGATGCACACTGACGCCTAGATGCGCGGCCTTTTCGGCGTTCAGCACCAACTGAATGGGATGGTCGAGGCTCGGGATACTGAGCATGGGTCGCTGCGGAATGGCGACGCCACCAATCAGTTGCG